TATACCTTTCCGTCCTCGTCCCTCGCGATCCGCTCGCCGGGGTCAAGCTCATCGTCGAAGTACGGCACAACGGTCGTCCGGCAGCGGGCGTGAAAAGGTGGATAGTTCAGCCCAACCTCGCGCTCGGACAGAGCGAAAACCTTTCCGTCCATGCTGCGGCAAATTTCGCTTGTCCTATTATCGAGTGTTGCAAGGATCTCATACCGATCAATAACGCCGCTTGCCCGGTATCCAGCGGCGGTCGCCTCTCCAACAAAAAACGAGGTTTCCGTCTGCACCAAACGCTCTGCATTTGAGTGCGACACTCCCATCCGCTCGGCTAAGTCTCGTGCCGTTCGATCAGAACTCTCCCCGCGAATGAACGCTTGCGCAAGTTTTGTCCTTAACTCCGTCACCAATTTGTCCCGGTCACCCCATATGCGTTTGCTCCAGTTGCTGCCGGCAAATTCTGTGCCAAGAACGGTTTCCAGCGTATCTTGGTCAATTTTTGCGAAAGTCACCCCGAACCCAGTGCCACGCTGGATCTCGTAGATCGTCCGGTAGTACGTGTCCTCGTAGACGTCCTCCAGCAACTCGCCGGTGCCTTTCTGGCGACTCCCGGCCAGCATTTCGACTTGTTGCTGAATTTGAGTCAAAAGCGCCTCATAGCGGCTTACCCGAACGCGATAATAGACTTCGTTCAGTTGTTTTGTCCAGCGGCCGTCAGCATTTTCCTTTGCTTTGGCTATGAATTCTTCCAGCGTCATCTTGAACTGACGCAACTCTCGACCAGAAAGCTGCCGACGAGCTTCAGCCATGCTAACCTCACCGTTCTCCGCATATCGTTGGTAAAACACTTCGATTGCGCGACGAATCTCCTCCGTAGCCAGAGAGTACTCCCGGGCCAATTCGACTTGATAAGTATCAGCCTTCGCGAACTGCCTTGCGGCTACTTCTTCGCTGCGGCGTCGCCAATACTCGGCCGGCTTCATGCGGGTTCACCTTCGCCAGGTTGTGGCTGCTGTCTCAGTTCTCCGTACGTCTGGAACTGGGCCATGTCTACCTCACGTTGCTTCCGGATGCGATCTAATTCTTCCTGCACATCCGTGACCCAAGGATGATTTGCGATGATGGTTTCATCCGAAATGATTCCGGTACTGTTCTTCGCGTTTGTAATTGCATCTGTTTCGTTGATCAGGATGTCGCGGTTAAAGATGAATTCGACCGCTTCACTTGAAAAATCTTGACCAGTCGTATTCGCAATGTGCTGATTCACAAACCAGAGCAGTTGCTCAAGGCTCGCCTGGAACTCCGTTTCTATGATGTTCGCGTCCATGTCCAGATCCGCATACAAGAATTTCAGCGCAATGCCGCTCGGACTGTTGCCAAATTTCTCGCTCTGCGTATCCACCCCGCGGCCGAATTCGTAGATGTCCTTGCGCATCATCTCCATGTGTGTCTTAAACGCCTCGACAGCGATCTCAAGGCTGATTGTATCGACGCCCCCGTCGTCGGTTACTTTTACCGCCCGAAACACCGAAAGGTTATGGCGGAATTGACCCAGATCGGTGCCGTCGTAGTTCTTGATGACGTAGATACTATTCGGCAGATCTTCGAGATTGTTCGCGTTATCCGACTTCTTGGCATCGTAATCGTCTACGAGCGACTTTACCAATTGTACGAGAGGGATCTCCTCGTCGTTATACTTGAAACAGACGAACGGGACTCGTTCCCAGTTAAACCCTTGTTCCTTCCCGTCCTGCACAACCGTGAAATGACTGCCAACCTCGCCCGCCTCCACATCCGGGATCAGACCACCCTCGTTTAGCTCATACCTACGAACACCGGATGTGTCCCAGAACTCTACTTTCGTGATGAATTTCTTCTCAGTGCCTTCGTACACTTCGACTTCGTACACTCGAATTACTGCGTCCAAATCCGTATGCGCTGCATCTCGCCACAACGGGATTATTTCCTCCGCTGGGATCCTCTTAAATGACAGTCTTCCTGTCTCGTCATAATAGATATGCACCCACGCTTTGCCTTTGTTGATCGTATCTTTGCCGAGATTCTTTAACAGACGCAAAAAAGACTTGTCGAATATTTCTCTCAACAAGTCCTGGTACCTGGCATTCTTTGTTTGGATGCTCAACGGTTTACCTAGCAGATACCCAACCTTTTGATCAACGAGCTTACGGACGAATGCATGAACCAGTCGGTTATTAGCGAGGTTATCAACCTCAAACAACTGGCCATCTTCTCCGATCGCCGTTCGCTTCCGCCGCAGGATATCGTGGTCACCGACGTAATACCGTTGCCCTGTCAGCATCCATCTGCGTTCGTCTGAAATTAACCAGTCTTGCACTTCCTGCCGGATGATTTCATCCAGGCTCATGGCAGACCTTGCACCCTCTTCGATGATAGATGTAATTCGTTGCATTTCAGTTGTCACTATCACACCTCCTAGTCAAAAGACACACCTGGTTTCCGCATATCGCCTTCCATGGCATATCTAACGGCATCGATACTGTGGTTATCCGTATCTTCAAGCTTCGCCCTCGGGTTGCCGTCCTGGTCCGTCTGGTAGTCGATGTTCTCAAACTCCCTGGCCGTGTTCGGCGTCCGCTGCGGGTCAATCACGATCTCTTCAAGATCGTCCAACCACTTTTCACCATACTCGACGCTACCCGGGCCTTTGCGCGCTCCCTTAATACGAATGCCATAGCCTTTCATTTCGTCGATGGATTTCGGTTCAGCACTGTCCGCAATCGTCATCACGTCATGATAGCCACGGGCTTTGATCCAGTCGGCGGCCTCACGGTTACTGATCTTGACACCATAAAGCTCATCCAACGCATAGAGTCGGCGTCTGGTTTTGTCGTAATGCCAGCGCCCAAAACAGAACGGGTCTACGCCATAACCCCAGTCAATGCCCTGCCTAATGTTGTCAAACCGCTTGATCTCATCATCGGTGATCCGGCGAAATACAAGATTGTCAAACGGCACAATGCCGCTACCAATCGCCTTGCCGAGATACTCCCACTCATACTTCTGCTGATTCTTCCGTCGTACTTCCTCAGCCTCATCCTTGAAAGCCTGAGAGATATGTGGGTTGTCCAGGTACGTTGAGTGGTGCACGTATGTGTTGGGTGGAATAAATTGAGACTCGTACTTCTTGTTGACCCAATTTTGCTTGCGTTTCGGCGGGTTGTAGCTGTAATAAAACGCATAAAAAAGACCATCCGGCAACTCCGCGCGCAATACGGAATTTTCGATGGTCGAAACCTCTTCCTCGGTTTTAAACTCCGCCAGCTCCTCAATCCAGAGAAACGCGATCGGAAACTTCGACACTTTGATCGACTTAATTTTGAGCGGATCGTCAGCCCCACGAAAAATTATTTTATTTCCTCTAGGCAGATAGACCAATTGCAGCGGGTTTCTAACGACGCGCCAGAAGTCGCCTACTCCTAGGATTTCAATGGCCTCTTTCAGTTGCTCAAAGACAGATTCCTCAAGAGTGCGAGCAACCTTGCGCACGCACAGCGCCGTCACAGGATATCTCATCATATCTACGATGATTTTTAGTGCAATATGAGTTGACTTCGCCGATCCGCGACCACCTTTGCAAACGTGTCGCAAATACTTCCTGGAATTCGATGCCTGCCAGAACGACTGAAAATGCGGCGTTACAATCTTCGAAAGTCTAAGAGCTGTCATTACCACCACTTCCGATGTCGTCTATGATTTGGACACCTACAGAACCATCAATCTGCTGACGATCCAGCCACATGCCGAAGCGTTTGCCGAGCAATTCTAAAGCTTTGATTTTGTCAGCGAATCGGATTTCGCGTTCGATCATTTCAGTTTCTCCACTCATCGTTTTCACCTTCACGCTTGCGATCGCAGCACGGTCATCTACAGCGGCATCGGACAACAATTCAGCTGTGTCCATATCAACCAGTTGCGTCGGATCCAAGAAAGCAATGCGGGCGAGTTCGCGAATGATGCGTTCCTGTGTAACGCCTGTTCTGCGACTGTGTTCTGCCATGCGTTCGTCTATGTATGCGCGAACCTTAACATTGCTTAACAGCCTACTCCCTTGTTGTTCTGCTGTTGCAGGCGAATATCCAGCGCGAATCGCTGCTTGAGTAGCGTTAAGATCAATCAGGTATTCATCGGCGAATTTTTGCTGTTTCGGTGTCAGCTTCACATAGATCACCACCTCACACGAAAATGACAAAAGAAAAAGCACCGGTTAGGGCGCTTAATTTAAGCCAAAAAGATTTTTAATTTGCCATTTTGCATATTCTTTTAACACCTCAAAAGGGACGGAACCAAGTTCCATTCCTTTTGCTTTGATTCCCTCTTTAGTTTTACTCCAAACGTTCTCGTTTTTTATAGAGTCTAAAAATTCGTGACCGTCCCACGTTAACGATGCTACAATCCAATACGGTTCGTTACCTGCCCATACAGTATTATCTTCAACGTAACCTGCTTGGTTTAATAATTTTAAATGATAAGC